GCACTAAAATAAGGATAGTCACGGTTTATTAATGCGATGTAATCGTTCTTAGTTACTGCTCTGTTTTGTGAAATAAATGCTTTCGGAGCTGTGTATCGAATTGATTCAATATCTTCATTTGCAGCGCCAGAAGTTGATTCTGATGCAGTTGCAACTGCAACTGAACTTCCTGTTAAGATGTTGTCTACTAGCTTAAAATTTCTCAAACCATTAGCTACAGTTCCGCTGGTCACAACATATGAAGCGATAACAATATTTCCATTTTCAAGTTTTTTACCAACTACTCCATCTCCGAAATAAACTCGATATTTTCCATTTTTAGATTCTTCAATATAGTATACTAGAGAATCTGGAAAAACATTTGTTGCATCTTGAGTTAAAATATAACTTTCTTGATTTGAATTTTCAATTGACTTTTGAACAACAATTTCTAGAGTAGAAGTGTCAATGCCATCATCTGGAAGTTCAAAATACTGACGAGGATTGGTTGCAGCGTCATATACGAATGTTAAACCTACTGGGCGACCTTCTTTAATTTGTAAATTTTGAGTTTCAAATAAACCAGTTGTTGTATTTTTATTTACCACTCTAGAAGAAGTAGTCACAAAAATATAATTAGATCCATCCTTAGTTTCAGTTGCAAAACGGGTAAATCTTGGAATTGTAATAGCGCCGTTTGAGTCAGATGGTACTGGTGTAATGGAAATATTCACTGCTGCGCGAGAAGCCACAGCTGATCTTGGCGTATATCCTAAAAGTTTCGCGTGAGAGACTACTGAATCTCTTGTCAGAGCAGTATCAAGAAACATCTCATTCGCAACCATGTTTAAATAATAGCCCATGTAATGAGTATTATATGCAAGAAGATCGAGAAGGATAGACATACCTGATCCTTCAAAGTCATAGTCTGAAAATTCCTGCTGATCCCGCAGAAACCCCTTCAGATTTGTCTTGATTGTATCAAAGTCGAGTTCTGCGACTTTTAATTTTGCATCTACATTTGCCATTCTATCTTACTCGTTCTAGAAAAAATGATATGCTAAGTGGCTCAGTTGTGTTTTTGACGAAAAATACCACCTTGATATCATATCCATTATCGTCAAAATTTGGTATAGCTACTACTTCAGAAATTTCGACTCTAGGCTCATAGTTTTGTATAGTTTCGAATATTGAATCTTGAATAAGAGAAGTTGTAACGTTATCAATAGGCTCAAATAAAAATTTTTTAAGATTTGACCCAAGGTCTGGTTTAAATGGTCTTTCATAATGCGAAGTCAATAGAAGATTTCGAATAGAAGCAGCAATAGCATATTCGTTGTTCTTTTTTGTGACATCTTTTGTGACTGGATGAGCCGCAAAATCTAAGTCAAGATCTCTGTATGTCTTAGAAATTAAACTCATGCTTGCGTCGATTCCTGAATTGCGCTGTTAAAGGCTGAAATGGTACTTGTTTTGCCAATTCGATTTAATAAAGCATATGATACACCATCAACATTTGCAAAATCTTCAGCTAAACTATTAACGGTGATTGAAGCTGTTAAATTATTACCAGCTTCGTTAAAATTATGTGTATCAGTTGTTATAACAGTACTCATGTCATTATTTGAAGTATTTAGTAGGTTTGTTATTTCTGTTACATATCCTACAATTGCTGTTTGCCCTTCGGCTGTATTTGCGTCTTGATTCTTAATTTGACTTATCTTATCAAGAACATTTATATCAAGGGTGTCTTTCACATTATTTAATTTTGTATCTGAGAAGAGAGCCGACGCAGTATTTGATACAAATCCGTCTCTAGTGTCATTACCAAATGATGTAACAGACTCGCCAAGCTCTTTTATCTTGTTAAAATCTGGAATCGTATCATCCACAGCTGACGAAAGACCAGACAGATTTGCAGTATGTGCTTGAAAGTCTGTAAGAGTTCCTGATATTCCAGAAATAGCATCATTAAGCTGACTGAGCTGACCACCTGTTAGTTGACCTGTAATCGCTGAAACTTGACTGGTAACTTCAGAAATAGCGCCCCCAACTGCGCTCTCAACCAATGACATTGGATTTTGAACCAAAGCTGCTATATCTCCAGCCGCTTGAACTGCAGCGGTAACTGAACTGAGTGCTCCACTGAGCGATGAGAATCCACCTCCCAATCCTCCAATTCTGGCTGCAACAGGCTGACCACCAATTGTAACAGTGGGAACTTGTTGTAAAAATGAACCACCATTGGTTTGTGCGTCATTAATCTTATCGAGTATTTTAGCTTCGATTTTAGCGATTATTTTTGCTCTTGCTTCAGATATAGCCATATCTTAAATCTTTCTCCCCAAATAAGTTGTATTTGATGTAGTAATTGTCTTAGGGTATAGTTGTTTTGCAAGCACATTTTGTATTTCTGCATTAGACTGTTTATTTAACGATTTGATTTCATCAGACAATCTTGTATCAAGCGAAAACGCTATATTCTTATTAGAAGATTCATTTGAAACTGTTTCAACTTTTCTTAAGATATTGTTTTTATCATTCGTCTTCAGATTTAAAATATTACCAGTATTATCATTTACCGTTGATTCGAAATTTGAAACCTTTGTTGTTAATTCTCCAATAGACTGATTGGCATTAAATCCTTTAATAATATCGTCAGCTTTTTTATTAATATTTCCGACTAATGAGTCTACTGTAGATGAATTTGTCAATTCCTTTCCAAATGAGGTTGCTTGACTCAACTCGGCTGAGCCAAATGAAGCAGCCTGACTTAGCGCATTTGCACCAAAAGAAAAGGCGTTAGACAATGCACCAGAAATTTCTGTTGTAACATCTGTGACAGCAGCAACTGAATTTGCAATCGCTGCAGTATTTGCAACTGCTGCAGCAGCTACATTTGCGGCTTCAGCAGCTGCAGCTAGTTCTTCGCTTGAAGCAGAAGTTCCTCCACCCTTTAGTCCTGTACCTGAAGCACTCTCAGCAGAACCTGATTGTAAACCAATTTTGCCTGCAGGTATGTCAACTGTTGATCCAGCTAATGCTGCAGTTGAACCTTTAAGCGATAATTTGGCACCAGAAGTAAAGTTGCCCTTTCCACCCGCTTTTAAATTCATGTTAGAAGTAGATTCTATGCTTACATTTTTTCCTTTTATTTTAATATCATCGTCTGCAGCTATATTGATAGCTTTTGCTTCTATGTTAATCGTAGATGTTTTTAAATTAAAATTGCCATCTACTGTTATAGTAGCTTTGCCTTTGACGTAGATAAAATCATCGCCCATGATCACAGTATAATTATCTTTCTGTACTCTCTCAAGTCTTGATCCGTCTTTATCAAATTCAAAGTATGCGCCACTACGATGAGCTAAATGGACCCGCTCATTGTTTGGAGTGTCATCAAATTCTAAAGCGTGTCCAGATTCTGATTCATATGCGTTGTTATATGGATATTGTGGAGCAAACGATGGAGATGGTTCACTCCAATTTACTCCACCAGCTGATTTGACGTTTTTCTTTAAATTCTTTTTTCTTGTAGAAATAATTGTGCCATCAGCTTTACCGCGAGAGAGACGATTAATGGTTGGCTCTCTTAAATATTTTGATTTTGGATACGTTTCTGCGGCATCATCGGGTTTTTTCGGAGCAGAAGATAAATTAGTTCTTGGGTCAGTAAATCCATTTTGATAATTTGGTTTCTTAAGAGGTTTCCCTGGAACAATACCAACAATTGCAGGTTGTTGTGCAGATTCACCATCGACAAAAAATCCAAAAACCATTTCCCCTTCTTTTGGTGTTCCAAAACTTCCAGCATTTACTGGAATGACTGGATGAGCCCATGGTAAAGAGTCTGTTGGAATTTTATTCTTTTCTTCACTATGCCAACCAAAACATCTCACTCGAACACGACCGAGTTGCTCTGGGTCTTGGCGATCTTCAACAACACCAATCCACCAGATGAACCCTTCAAGTCCAATAAAATTTTTCTTTGCTCCTGGCATTTAGTTAGCCCATTGCAGAAATTCTTCTGCACTCATGACACCAACTTTTCTCTTAATCTCTT